ATTACCCAGACATCGTTACTGGATGGAACGTTGAGTACTTCGATATTCAATATATTGTTACGCGTATCATTAGGTTACTTGGCGAGGAAACAGCGAAACGTCTCTCACCGTGGGACTCAATTAAACACACAACTCGTGAATTCTTTGGAAAGGTTCAAGGGACATATAGAATCTCCGGTGTGAACGTTATCGACTACATGGACGCTTTCAAGAAATTTGGATACAAATATGGTACACAAGAATCATACAAACTAGACCAGGTAGCGTATACAGTTCTGGGTGAAAAGAAATTGGACTACTCTGAATACGGATCACTCACAGAATTGTATGAACAGAATCCACAACTCTACTTGGATTATAATTTAAAAGATACGTATCTTATTCAGAAATTTGAGGACGAAACCTCGTTACTTGCTCTTGTTATGACAGTTGCATATGGTGGCGGAGTGAACTATACTGAGGCATTTGGTACTGTTGGTATTTGGGAATCAACAATTTATCGCAAATTGATTGCAGAAAAGATCATACCACCAATTAAACACGGTCCGGGTGATCGCGCTGACGGTCTTGTGGGAGGCTATGTAAAGGATCCAATTCCTGGATTGTATCCTTGGATTGTTTCATTTGACTTGAATAGCCTGTATCCTCATTTGATGTTGCAATACAATATGTCACCAGAAACACATTTACAGGATGAACGAGAATATGTAAATCAAGAAATGGTTTTGGGTGAACAATATAAAAACATTAATTCTTCATTATCAGTTGCTGCTAATGGGGCTTGTTTTTCTAATAAAAAATTGGGAATCATTCCTCAGATTATTGACGAATATTACACCAATCGTTCCAAGATTAAACAGCAAATGCTTGCCGTCGAGCAGCAGTATGAAATAGAAAAGAATCCAACTGAACTTGCCAAGCTTAAAAGAGAAATTAATCAACTTCACAATTCTCAAATGTCTATCAAGATTGCTATGAATAGCCTTTACGGGGCAACAGCCAATAAATATTTTCTCTATTATATTAACGATATGGCCGAGGCAATTACGACAACAGGTCAATTGAGTATTCGATATGCTGAAAAATCAGTAAATGCTTATCTAAACAAACTTCTTAAAACAAATGATGTTGATTACATTGTCTATATTGATACCGACTCAATTTATGTAAATTTTGCTCCTTTAATACAAGAAGTATTCGGCACCACTGCTATTCCACCTGCTGAGGGTGAAAAATTCTTAGATCAAATCTGTTCGACTAAGATTGAAAAGGTAATTCAAAATGGCTATGAAGAACTTGCAGAGAAAATGGGTGCATATCGTAATGCCATGGTAATGAAACGTGAAAAAATTACTGACCGAGCAATTTTTGTGGCAAAAAAGCGATATATTCTCAATGTTCTGAATAGCGAAGGTGTTCATTATGAAACACCAAAAATTTCTGTTACAGGTCTGGAATCGGTTCGTTCATCGACACCAGAAATATGTAGAGAAAAAATGAAACAACTGTTCGGCATAATTATGAATAAAGACGAAATAGAAACACAGAAATTTATTTCTAATTTTCGTTCTGAGTTTCGTAATCTTGACTTAGAAGAAATTGGTAAGACTTCTGGCACGGATGACATCGATAAGTATATTGATCGTGGTAGTCTCTATAAAAAAGGTTGCCCGATTCATGTCCGCGGGTGTATTCTCTACAATCATTTTCTTTCAGAAAAAAAATTAGATAAAAAATATGTTAAAATTCAATCTGGAGACAAGGTCAAATTTGTCTATCTGAAGGTTCCAAATCCTATTCGGGAAAATATTATTTCCTTTCCTCGCACACTACCCAAAGAAATGGGGTTGGATTTCTACATTGATTATGACACACAGTTCGAAAAGGTTTTTCTGAAACCTATTGAACATATACTCACCTCTTTGGGCTGGTCTTGTGAAAAAGTCGACACAATTGAAGATTTTTTCACCTAAGCCTATTGACATTTACAATTAACTATGATATAATGGAGCTATTATGAAATTGATCAGACTTACTACAGGCGAAGAAATAATTGCCTCGGTAACAGAAACAGAAACTGAAATTACAGTTGACGACGCAATTATTCTATTGCCCGCTGGCGAAGGGAAGATTGGAATGGCTTCCTTCATTCCTTATTCAAACGGCAGTCCTATTTCGATTAACAAACAACACGTAATGTTTGTCACTGAACCGAACGACGACCTTCGTAGACAAGTATTAAAAATTACAACCGGATTGGAAATCCCAATATCAAGTCGATCACCTATTATCAGATAAGGAAATTGCTATGATTGATAAAAAAGAAAAAGACGAGTTGCTTGTTATTTTTATGGAAGAATGCGCAGAAGCTACTGTAGAAGCATCAAAGCTTATCCGTTTTGGATCTGAAACGTTTGCTGATGTGTATAGAATGGAAGCTGAGGTTGGTGATTTGCTTTGTATGATTGACTTGCTTGACGAATATGGGATCATTGATATTAAAGAAGTCGCTTCGCATAGAGAAGCCAAGCGCGAAAAATTGAAAAAGTGGAGTAATTTAAAGGTATGATATATGGCAATAAAAAGCAAAAAAATGGTTGACATTTTCAAAAATATTTGATATAATACTATTTTAAATTAAGGAGTTTTGTTATGCATTTTAAAAATATTGAAATTACTTCTACTTCGCCTTGGTCTCCTGTAGATCAAATTCCTACAAAAAACAGTAAAGACTACGAAACACTGATCAAAAAATATGGTAAATCCGGAGCATATCAAATAGCCTTAGCTGAGGATGTTGCTGATATTGGAGAAAACTTTATTCATCCCAATATTGGCTATATTGGTAAAGCCGGTGATATTCTTGACAGAACATATAGTGTCCGGGCCCCTAAAGGGAAACATGGCGCTGCGAGATTTATTCGACAAAATGGATTAGATCGGTCTAAGGTCCTGATTCGTAATTTGTATACTTCTTATGAAGACTTTCCGACTTTAGAGAAAGCACTTCAGAACGAAATGATAAGCAGGTTTGGATATAGTTTTAAGTGGGGTGCCGCTTCTGATGGTACTCGTGGAAACTCTTCTACTATACTTGATATTGCATCCCGATTACCAAGCAATGAACTTTTGGTCGTAGTAAAAGCTATCAAGGAAATAGCCGCGGCGAAAGCACAGGAAGAATTTCAACTTCAGTGGAATAATCAAGTAATCGCGAAATGAACAACATATTCCTAGTTTTATTGCTTATGGCAGTAATTGTAACATTTCCGCTCGGTACTATCTGGTCTTTAAATACATTATTTCAATTAGAAATAGCGTATACAGTTGATACTTGGCTTGCAACAGTGTTTCTTCAAATGGTAACTTTCGGCGGCGCAAATGCCGTCGGCCGACAATCTAAATAATGAGGACTATAAAATGACAAATATAATTATCCCTTCTTCTGTAGAAGACCGCAAGCGCATTAAAGCAGCAATGGAAGAAATCAGTAACTCGTATGTGCGTGTAGAAGCTGAACGTGATTTTGTGAAAGAAGCTATCAATAGTCTTTCTGAAGAGGTTGATGTTCCTAAAAATATTCTACGCAAAATGGCTAAAATTTATCATAAGCAAAATATGGCTGATGTCGTTTCAGAATTAGAAGACATTGAAGCTTTGATGGAAGCTATCTAATATTAATGTGTGTACCTTTTACTATACTGTAAAATGAATATTTCGAATCTGGCTATATAATAGTGTCAACAAAAATAAAGGAGAAAATGATGACACAGTATGATCGCGATACTTCTGTTGATTACGAGGATCTGGTTGGTTACGTTGCTGGTGAAAATATCTTGGATACCCTGGATGGATTTTTAGGCAACGAAAAAGCTGAATATAAACCACCCGTGATGAGGAAAAATACAGATTCGGAATATTCCGAGCGGTGGCAGAGCCTCTTTATTAACTTTAGTAACGAGCAAGACTATATAGAGTTTATGTTTGCTATTGGTGAAAAACCCGTGCCAAAATTAAATACACTGGTTTATAAAGGTAATAGTGATGATAATGGCTTGCTAGATTTTTTGGAGTAATAATATGTACGGTCCAGTTTATACACACGAAGATTTACAAAGAGAATGGCGTAATCAATATGTACAATGGTATGCAGCAGGCATGCCAACTTTTATTAGCGAGTTAAAGAAACATTACAAGCAGATTGATATTAAATTTAAAACAAGGGAAGATAGAAATCACTTTGCTGAAAAATTAGGCTATAAACTTACTGATAAAACAGATGCCGTTCGTTACCCAGAAAAATCGCGTGAGGATAATAGTGCTAGCAAGTATGTCGAGGATAATAATGGCTTATTACCTCGTTATCCTATTTACATTATCAGTAAAGGTAGGTGGGAAAGTCGGCATACCAGTAAAACCTTTGAAAGTATGGGTATTCCTTATTTTATTGCTGTTGAACCACAAGAGTATGACAAATATAAAGAGGTAATTGGTCCTTTTGGCACTGTATTAAAGCTACCTTTTAG